CGATCGAAAGGCACTTTCCACCTTTTGATTTCTCATTCGCTCTTACGCGGCGTTCCCACTGCCCGCCATTTCGTGTTTTTCTTTGTGTGCAGGTTCTTTGTTTGCAGGTTCTCCGGCTCCGCCCACTTTCTGACAACTGTGATCTGCGTTCAATGTCGGGCCCTAGTCAACGAGTTGTTCACTTTCCTGGTGGGCGCGCTGACCCAACTGTCGAATTAGTCGAATCCCTTGCTCGTTATGCTAATGAAGGGTTCCGCGTTCATACGTGGACGCCAGGGATACTCGCCCGCTCCTTCATACCTGTCAAGCGCTTCATTGACGCTGTTCGTGTATTGAACAACGAACCTGATGAAGTGGTATTCAATCGTCTCCTTGCTCTTGGCGTTCGTGATGGATGGTGGGAAACCACGAACACTTGCACTGTCAGCCAGTTTTACAAGTTCTGTAACTGGTTGAAGTCTGCTGAAGGCACCACCCGTCTGAATGAGATCAGGAAGGCTCGTCACCTTGAGAAGAAGGCGCAGCCTGGTCAGACTCTAGAGGATGTTTCTCTTGTCGCTGCGTTGGATGAGCAGGTTGCTGAATTCCAGCAACGTAAAAAGGAGACGCGGCTTGAGTTTGAATCAAAACTCATTGATTTACGCCGCCAGATCGCTCTTGTCCAACAAGAGATGAGTGCCACAATGAAGGCACATGACGCTGACTTTTCTCCCGCCTCCATCTATGAACCGATGGACGATTTGGAATTTGGTGAGGCGTGCTGGAATCTCTACCGTGCTGAATGTGCACGGCTGAACCAGGATGAGGCGCCGTTGGATGATGGCCTGCTGGAGGCTGTCAAGTTAACGCATGGCAATGCGGCTCTTGCCATGCATAAGGCAAACTTCTTACGTGTGGGCTTCAACCGCAACAACCTCAAGCATTGGATTGAGGAGAAGATTTTAGAGTTGGATACCGTTGGTGAGGCGCGGCGCGCCACTACTTTTCGTTCCTACATGGCAACAACGGGTGGAGCGCTGGCTGATGAAGTTCGAGCTGAAACTCAGACTCGAGTTGCTGCAGCAGGTGGTACTCGGCGTACCCTGCGCCGAGCCAGGGACCAGGTTGACGTTGAGAATGTCCAACCTTCTCGACTTCGGCCTCGTGTTACGACGAGAGATACTGGGGTCGAAACAGCCGGCGCCCTTGTCATCCGAGATCGAGCGAGCAGTTCTCATACCGCCCCTCCTTTGGCAGAACCAGAGGCTGTCCATCCTCCGCCCGCTGCGCCCGGACCTGGGGGGGAGGATCCCCCACTCGAGGAGTAGATACGAGGCGAAAGTCCGCAAGGTGATCGGAGGGGGGGAGATGCGTGATTGGCGAGCAGCAAACGCTATGTACCGTGGTGGCGGTAGCTTTTCTGATGCTTTGAAATTACTCATTGATGCCAGGGAAGATGCCCCTGGGGCTATCCTCTCTGAGAAATGGAAAGTTGACTCTGCTCGACGCTATCTCCTTTTACCTTGTGGACTTCCTGTTCCCCGCGGTCCTGAGGCTACTAAGATGAAGAATTTTAACGACGATGCGACCGCGGGTCCTGCCCTCCGTGCTTTTGGGATTTTGAGAAAATCAGGTTTGAAAACTAGTCTCGAGGAGTTCGCCTGGAACTGCCTTGATGCCTTCGCGCGGGGTGGTGCTGCCGAAGATTGTCTCCCTTTTGTAGCTGCACGCGTTGGCTATCGAACTAAACTGTTGACGTTATCTGACGCCTGGTCGAAAATCAATTCCTGTAAGCCGTTAGGCAGGTGTGTTATGATGCTTGACGCGCATGAGCAGGCGTTCTCTTCTCCGCTCTACAACGTTCTTTCCAATCTCACGCACTTGTCAAGGTTCCAGCGAAACAGCGGTTTTTGCAATTCTATCGTCAGAGCTTCCTCTGATTGGGCTATGTTATGGAAGGATGTCAGCGCCGCAAGCTGTGTAGTTGAACTGGATTGGAAGAAATTTGATAGAGAGAGACCTGCTGATGATATTTCTTTTATGATTGATGTAATCATCTCGTGTTTTGAGGCTAAAGATGATTATGAGGAACGTCTCCTACTCGGCTATCGTATCATGCTAAATAGAGCTCTGATTGAAAGATGTTTTGTTACTGATGATGGGGGTGTATTCCATATCGATGGCATGGTGCCAAGTGGTTCCTTGTGGACTGGGTGGTTGGATACTGCATTAAACATACTGTATATTGGTGCTGCGCTACGTCACGTATTGCCAGATACTTCTCAAGCAGTTGCCAAATGCGCAGGTGACGATAACTTAACCCTCTTCTATACTGATTTACCTGATGCCAGTCTTTTAAATCTTAAGAAGTACCTAAATGAATGGTTCCGCGCCGGCATCGAAGATGAGGACTTCATCATTCATCGTCCCCCTTATCACATCACCCGTTTTCAAGCTACTTTTCCACCTGGAACTGATTTATCCAAGGGAACTTCCCATCTCCTCGATTCTGCCAAGTGGATCCAAATCCATGGTATTATGAATATTGATGAAGCTGCTGGACTATCTCATCGCTGGAAGTACTCTTTTGCTGGTAAACCAAAGTTCTTATCATGTTATTGGGAGGAGAACGGAAATCCAATCCGCCCCGCGCACGTTAACTTGGAGAAATTGTTATGGCCCGAGGGAATCCATAAGACCATTGATGATTATCTAGCTGCCGTCATCAGCATGGTTGTCGACAACCCGTTCAATCATCACAATGTCAACCATATGATGCACAGGTTTTGCATTATTCAACAAGTGAAACGTTTGTCAGTTGCGGGGATTAGAGATGATCATATACTTTCTCTCGCACATATAAGAGGGAAGGAGGGTGAAATGGTTCCTTTTCCAATGGTAGCAGAGTGGCGGCGCACCCAGGGCTGGGTCGACATGGAATCCATGCCATATCTTAAGAAATACATCTCGGACTTCAGGCATTTCGCTGCTGGAGTAATGTCCCTTTATGCGAGACAGCCTGGGGGAGGGATCGATGCCTGGCGCTTCATGGATATGATCAGAGGTAACGTCCTTCTGGGGGGAGAGCAATTCGGTAATGACTTCAGAGATTGGATCAAGTTCTTGCAAAATAATCCTCTAACAAGCTACCTCAAGCCCATGCGCAGATTCCGTCCGCAAAAAGCAGCCAGAGAATCAACTGAAGACATCATCAGTAAATTCAAATCTTTTTCTGCATGCTGTGGTATTGGTGATGGGAGAACTCCCTTCGCTTCTACGGAGAGCTATGGGAGCTGGATTGCAGACCTAGTCCCCCGTATGCAACATGGTAAGGCTCCCCTTGCAACTATGTAAGAATGTACATTTAATTTCTAACCCTGTACCGAAAACAATTTGAATGAGAAATCTATGGGGG